GAATGGAATCAGAGATGATCTTACAAACATCAAAGAGACCACGACGGTAGAAGTGATTGTGGATAGCTAACCGTTCTATAAACGTAGGTTTTACGCTACGAATATAGATAGGCCGTATATCCACGCCCTTGAAGGCATCCAACCCGCAACTCTCTCTAAATGGTCCGGTTCCAAAGCTCTTCTTCCTATTCGGAAGAAAACCAAAGAAACGAAGACCACTAAGAACTGAGTTGAAGGAGGGAACGGGGACGATAATATCGTCCCCATAGACACTGCAGAGTGTCTTGTCTCCATTATCGCAACAGTGGTAAGCTATGGCATAGAAGAGAATAGTTTCAAGGACAAAGGTAAAACCATTGCCCATGCTACTAAACTTTTCAAATGCTACAGTATTACCTCGGTAATGTCCCGCTTTACTGCGCAAGCAGTCAAGCAAGGCAAACCAGTCTGGCGGCAGCAGCCACCGAACCAGTTCGATGCTAATAGTATCACTCGCTGAACTGAGGTCAATTGTCCCAATGGACCCATCTCTGGACCCATTGAAGGCAAGCGACCGGTTCCTCGTTTGATCTTTTAGATCGATACCGAACCTCTTTAAACGCGCAACTAGCACGCGATGTACTGCGAGTTGGAAGCTAACGTTCACAGAGGGTTCTATGGCGATTGTGCGCTTGATCACCGATGTCTTATCGACAAAGGTGATTCTGCAGCCGGGAATTTCCTGAGTTCTCAACCTTCCAACAAAGTGGCCGAGATCCCCGCGGACGAAGTCGCAGTAATACGGAATTTCGTTCCGGTTTACTTTGAGATAGTCCACGAGCACGCTTTTACAATCAGAAGTGATTGTATGGCGATCGGTCAGCTTGTAAGGAAGAGAGACCCGCGAAGGGTCTCTAGAGCTCAGCGTCATTCCTGGTCCGTAACTCAAGCGACTCAGTATACGAATATACTGAGATTCGAAGGGACCAAGGAGTTTCGCGATAGTATCGCGAATTCCTTGGAGTTTCTGGAGGGTCATAACTCCTCCTGAAACCTTTCGAATGCGGTCGGGACGGAGGCGTAGATAACGAATCTTACGATTCGTCATTTTACACTTCCGTTCCATCTGAAGGAACTTCTTCCAAGCTGAATCTTCAGCCTTTTGATCTCCAGAAACAGAGATCTTTTCGGTCAAAGAGTAGGCTTGTCGAATTACCTTCAGTACCGCTGGCTCAACATCGAACCACAACTGTGGATCGATGCGACTTTCTGAAAAAGTAGAAGCGGACACGAAGTCATTTCTCCCGACATGGGAGAGATATGCATCGTAATGCGCTCTTTCTGATTCAGGCAGTCGTTTACGGAAGCAGCGTCCAATGGATACTAAATCCAATGGACGGAGACCGTGCAATGCTTTGTAGCTGTGTTGCATGGAAACACCTCACGTAATGAATTACAATGAGGTAGCGGCCTAGTACGAGATTAATCGTACAGGTCCACTACACCCCGCTTAACGGCATCTTCCAGAAAAGCGGCAAAAGCCACTCCCTGGAGGTAGTCGATAGCGGTATCAACACTCTCTGTTGAAGTGTTGAGGGTGTAGCGAATCTTCAGATTCACGTATACGCCACCAACCTTGGTGTCGCAACATGCTTCTGAAGGTGCCGCTTCAGTCAGCACCAGATCAACACTGGCCTCTTGCGAGCCCAGTGAATCCTTGGTGGGTGGCTGAGTTTTCACGCCCACGGTCATGAGACGCTGTTCCAGAGCGGAATGCTCGGGAAATGCGAATCGGTGGCGTCCAGAGGAATCGAACCCTGCTGGGGTCAAATCCTTGGACGTTCCCGAAGCTTGAGACCCGCCTATGGTAAGTGCGGACATCGTTCACCTCTTAAGGAGGAATCGAGAGAATGGAAGAGCTCGTTGTAAGACGAGAGCTGCCACATCCAGAATCCTCAGTTGGTTGAGACGTGAATGAAGTCTCGGGAGTAGTACGTTAGACGGGTAACGTTCGTAATATCGCTTAGTAAATGTGGCGGAGCTAGGAGTCGAGGATGAAACAGTATATCCTGACCCAGGCTTAGTCACATGAACAAACGATAAAACATCCGTTACGTCATCCTTCACACTATAGCCACTCGCCCGGATATTCACACCGGGTATAGGGGTTATAGCATTGAGGAAGGAACCGACGTCGATCAACCAATCCAGAACGAAACTGAAAGGGATTAATTCCCAGGCAGTTCGAACCGGTTGGAAGGTCGGCACGGTACCGAAATCCCCCACTGCTAAGGCAAAACCTCTGTAGGTTCTAGTACCGGTCCGGATAGCGCTCCAATTGACGTTTGACTCGGAATAAGATTCAGTTTGAGAATCGGAAGCGGACAAATCAACGACGGCCTCTGAATGGCCTTCGTTGAATGGACGCGCCTTTTCTCTCAACTGTTTCAAAACGTTGTCAATATCCATCAAAAGGGGGCGCCAACCGTAACGGTACTCCAGCCAGTAATTCGCAAAGGCCGAGTACGGGTTCTTATGTTTAGTTGCACGAGAACTCGCACGACGGCCGTAACGAAAGACAGCCTCAACACGATTACCAACCATCCGCGATGTTTTCTGAAGTTCAGCCGCAAACGTAAGGGCATCAAAACTCTCCGATTTAGCCTCGGCAATAGCCGAGTTTAAAACGAAAGCAATGGCGCCTTCATCGTAAGCAGGCAGAGCTGGCAGAGACAAGCCGACGGGAGGACCTCCGAGCTGCGTCCCATAAATCCTTTTGTTATCAGAATTTCTTTTGATATCGAAGGAGCATGGAACGTAGACAGCAGTGTCCGTATGGATACTCGTGTAGAGGTAAGGCAGGACCCCTCCGGAAGATCTTTTTTGACCGTACCCAGGTGTCAGACAATCTTGCATAGATTTGATCCCGAGGTTATGCTCCTGACTCGGATGAGACGTGTTGTCACGTTCATCCGTGAAAGAGGCATCCACGAGATTATCGAACAAGGTCAACTGACGGGTACGGATCATCTGAGATCTCCAGGATGTGACAAGGTATAGGGACCTTTGGCCCAGAAGTCCGACCGAGAGGGTACTCGGTCG